GTTACATTAGAAGGTACTGGAAAAAGATATTTGTATTCAAATAATGTCAATGAAGAAAGAAAAAAACTATTTGATAATGCAGTATCAGCTCAAAAAGATTTATATCTCTATCAGGATTGAATGGATTTTGGTCAGCTGGAATAATAGCTTCACCAGGTGATACTGTAGTCAAAGAATATGCTGGTACATTTAACGTACCATTATAGTTTTGCTCTAACTTAGCTTTTTCTTCTTTGTCTTCTTCATTTTCTTTTTCTTTGAATAGACGTTTAGCTTTATTTATACGCTTTTTGATACTATCTGCTTCATCTTTAGTTACAGCATTATCAAGCATACTCTCTAGCTTATTCATGAATACACTACGAGATTGCTTAGATTGAGAAGCTAATTTCATCTCAGTATCTTCTTTAAAGATATCTTTCTTTACAGATGCAAATTGCTCTTTAATAGAACCGATAAATCCATCTTTAGAATCTTTAAATGTATTAGTAAATTCTTCTTGGTCTTCTTCATCAACGAATCCACCAAAGAATTCTTTACCTTTTTTCCAAGCTTTCTTAGCTTTAGCTTTAATAGGGTTGAGAAGTTTCTTCTTTAAAGTATCAACTACAGAGTCAAATGTCTTATCTAATTGATAAGCCATACGATTAAAGAAACCAACTATAGGTTTACCTTCTTTATCTTTAAGACCTGTATCTTGTTTAAAGAAGAATTTATAGATATGCTTATCAACCATACCCACAGCACCAGCAACTACACTACGTGGAGATTTATATAGTGCTTTAAGTACATTTTTAAACTTATCAGCTGCAGATGCATCAGTATCACTAAATATCTCTTCTAAGATATTATTAGGATCTGGTTTTAACTCATCTGGATCTTCATACCCAACTTCATCTGCTGAATTAGCCCATTGATCAGCAGTACCAAGTATGGGACCTTCTCCGTCTTCTGAAGAGCTTTTAGGTTTAGACTCTCCACTAACGTGAGCTTTATTGGTATTAGAACCTCTCTTATATTTAGCTTTAGCAGGTTTCTTACGTTTACCAACACCACCAAATGAAGCACCAGCTCTAATTGATCTAAGTTCTTCCCAGATATTCTTTAAGTAATAGATTGCTCCATTACCATCATCATCTGTTAATAAACTAACTCCAGAGAGATTGCCACCTTTACCTTGTTTACCTGCAAACTTTTGAGATCCATCAAATAACTTAAGCATAGTATCATGTGGAGTATTCTCGATAGAATGCATCATACTATTAAAGTTAGACATAGCGTCATGGATTTCTTTAGCAGCTAAAGACATATCAGCATTATCCCATGCTTTATTGGCAGCATCTTTATACTTACCGTCATAGCCAGATAACGTCTGATTCTTAAAGAAGTATTCAGATAATTCTTCCATAAACTCTTTCTTACTACCGATAGAGTCTATGTCTTTAGTTACACCACCATTAATGGCACCCTTTTCCATTTGCTTCTTAAATTCAGCCAAGCCAATTTGTTTAGCACTTTTTTCCATATTGTCTCGGCGTTCTTTAATTTTAGCCATGGTTGTCCACTTACCAGATTCATAGTCATATACTGGTGCTGAATTACCTGTAAGAGCTGCTTCGATTCTAGCTAAATGACCAGGGATTACATCAATGATAGCTTTCTTAGTAATACCATCGAATGGTACAGGTCCCTTCTCAAACTTATCAGTTTTGAGTTTTGTAGTCATCTCTTGTTTAGCACCAAAGATACGACCTATAATACCAGCTATACCATCACGTTCTTGTCCTGCCTTATGAAGCTCTGCAAGCATATGTGCGAATGTACCAGATAAGGTCTTATCTAGTTTCTTCATTTGAGCACGAACGTTCTTCCCAATGATACCTTGACCAATAGCAATAGGAATGATAGATAATGGATTTGCTACCATCATCTTTAATTGATCTGGATCCATTCCAGCTAATATACCAAGTTCAGAAGATTCTAATTCATCAGTAGCATTCTTCTTGATATTACTGAAATAACTAGCTAAATTTATACCACCATTTGGTCCAACCAAATTAGTGATATCAAATTTTTCTTTAGTTCTCTTAGCTGCTTCTTCTTGAGCTTTTTGTCTAGCTTGGAAATCATGACGTTGCATATCTAGCATTTCTTTTAAGATAGCATTGTTTTCACGATTTATTTTAGTAGACTCTTCAAAGTATTTACGAGAGTTCTCTAAGTGAGCTTGTAAGTTATTTTGGTTAAATGACATAATATTGCTTAGAGTACCATGCATACCTAAGATATTATTATTTAACCCAGAGAATAGTTTCTCTTGTTGAGCAAACATAAGAGCTGTACTTTGACGTACAGTACCAGCTACATGCTCAGCACTTTTTACAGTTGCACCAGCAATAGCATTTGTACTAGCAGCAGTACTAGCTTCTATAGTTTGTATAGTGGCTTCTGTATCATGATCAAGACTAGGTGTGTTATCAGATTCCATAGAGAAGTCTTCATCGAAATCCATATCGAAATCATCCATACCCATTGACTTCATCATTAAGTCATCACCACGTTGCTGGTTATAGAAATTACCAGTTTTTAAATCCTCTAAAGCAGACTTAAAAGCAAAGTCCCCTGCCTGGTAAAGACCTGTATTAGAGATCATTTGACCAGCACGCTTAACTGTACTTTTATAATCTTTTATACCATGGTATACTTGTTTCATAGTATCAGCATTAGTAGACAAAAACTCTGTAGCCGAAGGCATCTCAGCTTTAATAGTATCTTCTACTGTAGCAAATACTAAAGACTTACCAAGGTTCTTTAGATAATTAGTAATTTTAACTTTTGCCAAGTGTAATTCCTCCTTTCTTGGATTAATGGTGTGTTCTTGACATACAGCAAATACCCCATATAGGACAGTGCCTATATGGGGATATTTGTGTTTGGAGTCAGTTAAGTTAGAAAATTGGAGTTAAATGTAATAACTATAAGAGGAATCCTACCTAGATAGTAAGGTTGGCTAGAGGTATGAAAGCACCTTACTAACTAGGAAGAAATTCAATGTGAGTATAATTATAATTGCTCGTATTCTTGGCGATGGCATTATACTTCTACTCACTATTTTGTTATAGCTGTATTATTTTTTAACCCAAGCTGGGCAAGGGTTTTGAACTTTGATACTTTCATAACCAGGTACTTTAACTTCGGTTTTAACGTAGATAGCTTTACCATCTTTGTCAATGCCTTCTTGTTTAGGGAAAGAACGAGTAGAAGCTTGTACATCTTTGAAAGATAATGTGATATTGGATTTTTCACGACCACCTAGTTTGAAAGTACGGCCAGTATTACGCATATATTCAAATGGGAATGTTTTAACGATGTTTAACATACGTTCAGCATCAGCTTTCTTAGCTTCATAACCAGCAGCTAATACAGTAGCTTCTTCTTTAGAGATTTTAGTTGTAGAAGAGATAGCATTAGCTAAGATATTACGATAGTCATCAGCGATACATACTTCACCAACTTTACCAGTGGAATCATATACACCAACTTTGAAACTAGTGTCATTAAGCATAGCAGCCATTACACGTGCTTCATCTTTATTAGAAGCAGAAGCATGTTTCAATTCAGCTTTGATTTGTCCCATTAATTCTTTTACAGTACTCATGTTTTGTTTCCTCCATAAAGAAAATTAGTTTTATATTATAAGTCTTATAGACGTATAAACATTGATCTTACTTTTCGTTTCCCTTTAGATTTGAGAAACTCATTTAACTCAATAGGTGTGCTTTGATTTAAGAAATCAATAAAGCTCATATTTCCATTTTCTAACATATCTTTTTTGCTCTTATCAGTCATAACTGTACCTCACTTAGGCTATATAAGATTAATAACTTGTTTATCTAGTAATAATTTATTAAAAGCAGAAAGAACCCCTATAGGACTCATAATCCTATAGGGGATCTTTATTTTTTGAGATCAAGTATACTACAAGGTTGAGTATTATAACCCTGCATTGTTTTTATTGTGGTGACTAGCTGTAAATATTGTATTACGGGTTAGTATATTTTGAAATTGAAGAACTCACCACAATAATAAAAGAAAATGAGTAACGTCGTATAAGATACCTATAATTGTTTAATACTAACTATTTATCCCCTTACTTGACTTGGAATATGATTTATATTAATAGCTAATGAGATCACAAGAAAGTTATATAATATAGCTTAGTTAAAAACTAAGTAATGAAACTATAATATTTCAAGTTTGGTTATGTCATAACATTTTTCAATTCGGATTTCTATTGGGAAATAGATAAATAAAAATGATCTTATTATACTTTATAATATAAACTTCCACTCTAAGCTTAACTTTACTCCATGGATTTTGTATAGTATTAAATAATATAACCAGCTTATATTATTTACTCTATATAAGTGTTAGATTATTTTGGAGTAAGCTATATAGTATAGCCTTAACAAGCTATTAAACGAATACTATACTCAGAATTAACAAATTGGAGGTTAATAGAATGGCTATCTTAGTAGACCGTATACAACCTTTACGATTGATAAACTCTAAGTTTTATACCCCTATCAATAAGAAGAATAAACGTTTTGGTAGTTGTATATTTCTTATGGCTAAATCATTTGATGGTGTAAAAGATATAATGGATTCACCATTAGTAGAGAACTTAGCTATGTTTAGTTCATACTATGTGGAACCAAACTATAGCTATTACGTTACACCATTAAGACAAGTACAAAGTGAATCTGGTGAACTATTAGATTATCAACCAGACTTAGACCTTGTGCTTGAGGGTGACCATATAGTTACAGATGAATATATCCAAACTTGTGATCATTTAATCTTGTTTGGTGAATCTGTCGAAGGCCCTATGACTAATAAACGTCTATCTAAAATGCTATATAGAGAGCGTTTTAGAAATAGAAAAGAGATAATGGCATACTACGATACTATTAGAGAGAAATTCCCTAATATCGTATTTACCAAACTATCTATAGATAAGTATATGAATAGGAATCTATTCTATGATTTGACTTATTATACTGATGCATTCTTTACGAATAACTATAATAAGAAGTTCCCTAAAGACTATGGAACTGATATCTTATTTACATTAATGGCTAGATTCGTTAATGATAAACGTCTTGGTTCTTATACAAAGAAAACTGTTATAGTCCCAGTACATGATTGGGCTAAAGACGCTGACCTATCTAGTTTATTTAGTATCACTAAAGATATCAATATCTTCTCCATTATAACTAGATTATATACTACTAGTTCATATGAACTAGAGTACTTCAAAGGGGTTGATTTTATCTTCCTAGGTAAAACAGGTTGGTTCAAAGTTAACTTTGATGATTTCGATAACTACGCTATCTCTAAGTTTAAACAAAATATCCGTAAACTTATTATGAGAGAACCAGTAGAAGACACTGAACGTGAAAACAAAGAAGAAATCAAAATCAAAGTTGCTGATGCTATTGAAAAGCAATCTGGTATCCAAATCAATAACGTAGATGGTTCTAAATCTAATATAGTTAAAGACGTTAGAAAAGCTGATGTGATTGATATAGATAAACCTAAAGAACCAGAAACTAAGCCTTTAGACCCTCAGTCCTCTAAAGAAGAAGAGAAAGCTCAAGAAGATGTATCTAATCAGCTTAATGATATAGTAAATGCTTCTTCAGATGAAGCAGAAGCTATTAAGAAAGCTGAAGAAGAAGTTAATCTTAAAGTGGCTTTACTTAAAGCACAAGAGACTAGACATACAACTATAGATATTTCACAAGCTAGACGTAAACGTATGAGTCTATTGAATGATAAGTTCTTGAAATCTAGTCTAAATAATAAGCCAATCTCTCAATTGCTCGAAGATGAAGCTGACCAACCATTAAGATCTACTGACATTCCAGAAGTACAGACTATCGATGAGCAATGGGATGGTTTAAAGAAAATCAACTTCGATAAACAATATGATTTAGATGCTGATATAGTTAGAGCTATACATGCATTTACTGAGAATAAGACAATCCCTATGTCTATTATTAAGATAGACAAAGATGATACATCTACATCTGAAGATTCAGTATGGACATATAGAGTTCAGCTTGAAGATGCTAATGGTACTAGACATAATCTTACATTCGATGTACCTAAGTTGATTGATAATCGGTTTATGAGATTACGTGGTAATGATAAGACTATATCTGGTCAGTTAATCAATCTTCCTATTATTAAGACAGGTCCGACTACATCACAGCTTGTTACTAACTATAATAAGATTATGATTAATAAGTATGGTCAACAAGGTAAGTCTACAAATACTACTGCTGCTATTATTAGATCATTATATAAGATCTTGGAAAATAAGTACAAGGGTTGCACTACTATTAAGAAAATAGCTATAGGTTCTAACTTAAAGATTACTGCTAAATACATTCTTCCTATGGAATACATTGATATTTCATCACAGTTCTCTTATATTGAGTTTAAAGATGGTACTAAGATCTTATTCAACCAAGATGAATTACATAATGCACCTGAATTTAAAGACCCAGGTGAAAATATGTTAGCATATGGTATTAATACTAAAGATAAGACTGTATTAGCAGCTGAAGATGATGATGTAGTTAGAATGATTAATAGTAAGCTTATGACTGATGCCGCTTATCAGGAACAGTTCAAGAAGTATTATAAGCAAGGTAAAACAGTAGCACATGCTAGAGCATCTATTAACCAAATGAATATTCCAGTTATCTGTGTAATGGCATATTCTGTAGGGTTATCTGAGGCTTTAAATAGAGCTAAAGTACAATGGAATGTATATGAAAAGAGACCTACGGCTACAAAGAACTATATTAAGTTTAAAGATGGTTTCTTAGAGTATGATGATTCTCCAGAGACTTCATTATTAGTATCTGGGTTATTTGAAATCAATACAGAAGACTATACTATAGCTGAGACTAATGGTGTAGCTATGTGGCTAGATGTATTAGACCAATATGGTGGTAGAATTAAGGCTAATGGTTTAGATGCGTTCTATAACTTAATGATGGACCCTATCACTGTTGAAGTATGTAAGAAGTATAATCTTCCAACTGATTACATTACAGCATTAGGTTATGCTAGCAGTCTATTAGCAGATAATCAGTACAATAAGCATACTGATATTACTGGTAACCGTTTCCGTACTAATGAACGTTTAGCTCACTTTGTTTATAAGTCTTTGGCTACAGCATATCAATTATTCTTAGCTGAATATAAGAATGGTAGAACTGATAGCAAGATGTTTATGAAACGTTCTGCTGTTATAGACTTGACTTTAGCAGACTCTACTGCATCTGACTTAAGTATCTTAACGCCATTACTTGAAATGGAAACTGCTAATACAGTTACATTCAAAGGATTATCTGGTTTGAACTCTGATAGATCTTATAATCTAGAGAAACGTACTTATGATAAATCTATGGTTAATAAACTAGCTATGTCTACAGGTTTTGCTGGTAACGTTGGTATTAATAGACAGACTACGATTAATATGGCTATTAATGATACTCGTGGTTATATCTATAATAATAAAAACGAAGAAGGTAAGATGAATGACGTTAATACGTTATCTATTACAGAAGCATTAACACCATTCGGTTCTACACATGATGATCCATTCCGTACAGCTATGACATTCATACAAACTTCTAAACATGGTATGAGAACTAGACGTAGCGACCCATTATTGGTAACTAATGGTGCAGACCAAGCATTACCATATATGACATCTGATACATTTGCTTTTAAAGCCAAATACAAAGGTGTAATTACAGAGTTAACTGATGACTATATGATTATTAGATATCCAGAACAGGATATGGTTGAACACGTTGACTTACGTAATCGTATAGAAAAGAACTCTGATGGTGGTTTCTTCGTTAATCTTAAATTAGATACCGATCTTAAAGTCGGTTCTAAAGTTAAACCTGGTGATATTGTAGCATATGATAAATCCAGTTATTCTGATAACGTTGGTACTGGTAATCTATCATACAATATCGGTACATTAGCAAAGATAGCTATTATGAATACCGACGAAGGTTTTGAAGATAGTGCTATTATATCTGATAAATTATCTGGTGATATGTCTTCTGATGTAGTCTTACAAATAGACGTAAGACTTAATAAAGAAGATATAGTAGACTTTATTGCTAAAGTAGGTACACCTGTACAAGAGGGTGACACTTTATTCACCTATCAAATAGCTTCAGAAGATGAAACATCTAATGATATTTTAGCTAAGCTTAAGTTAGATGGTGATGAAGCCGGAGACTTAGGTAAAATTAAAGTTAAATCTAAAGTAACTGGTGTATTACAAGGTATCAAGATTTATCGTACTAATGAATTAGAAGAATTATCTCCTACATTACGTAAGACTGTAGAAGATTATGAATCTAGCATCAATAAAACTAAGAAACGTCTTGAAAAATTGAATATATCTACAAAAGAATATGATTCTACTGGTAAATTACCTGCAACTGGTAAACTAAAACACGCTGAAGATAAAGTTCTTATTGAATTCTATGTGAAGTATGATGATACCATGGGTGTAGGTGATAAACTAGTATACTACTCTGCATTAAAAGGTGTAGTAAAATCTATCTTCCCTAAAGGTAAAGAACCTGTAAGTGAATATCGTAAAGATGAAAAAGTACATACACTACTAGCGACACATTCTATTAATGGTCGTATGGTAGGCTCTGTACTTATTATGGCTGCTATGAATAAAGTTCTTATTGAGCTTAGTAGACATGTAAAAGATATTATGGGTATTCCTTGGGATCCAGAATTGTAGTATTATAGTCCCACTAGGTCTGTAAATTGGCCTAGTGGAACATCTTATTAAATTTTTATTTTTCTTTTCTAAGGAGGTAAATAATATGCCTGACATTGAAAATAAGACAACCTCAGAAAACAAGGTTGAATATAAAGTTTATGTCAATACAAGTAAGAAACCTTTATATGTACGTGAAACACCTGATGACCGTGGTCTTATGCGTGCATTTGTACGTCCAGGTGAAGTAGTACATATTTATGGCTTTGCTCCTGGTATTATTTATGCAGTACCACCAGAAATCTCTAAAGAACGTGAGAATGTATGGGGTAGAGTTAGTGAACCTGGTAGACCAGAACGTTGGGTACGTATCTCTTCTACATATGGTACATTTGATTATTTGGAAGAAGATACTTCTAATATTGCACAATTCCCACCAGTAGACTCTCGTACTTTAAAATACAATGATATCGTTGGTATTAAACCAGGTTCTGTAAATGCGTATGGCCAAAAGATTGCTAAAGAACTTTGCTTACCAAACTGCTATCATGTAGTTTATATGCTAGATTCTTCTCGTCGTTTGACTTTGTTAGGTCATCGTGTTAAAAATGGTATTAACCAATGGATTCCAACTAAAACATTGGTTATGGTTAAACAATATGACCCATATGCTCGTTACAATAATGAAAATGCTGATGGCATGTATGCTAAAGCACGTGCTAAAGCAGAAGAGGATCCATTCCGGGGAAAATAAACGGGGAAGCTGCACTGCCCCATGGTATTTACTTCAAAGTGGCATCCACTGCTACAGATATGGCAGATAGAGCATTAAATAATTTACGTAATGAAGGTTTAGATGGTATCGGTGGAGATGCTGATAAACTTAAGAAGACAATGTCAACTGTACTCAATTCTAGTAGTACAGAAAAACTTGCATTAGGTAAGCCTTTTAACCAAACAGATTTGGCTAACTATCAAATGTTTACCGAGGCTGCTGAACGTCTTGGTACTGATAAGATGTCTGATGGTGAAATACAATACTATCGTATGGCTAAAGAGATATCCAATTATAGTAATATGAGCCCTCAAGAGCAAGCTACTATTCGTCAAAGAGCTGCAGAAGTATCAGCAGATTACTGGGGTACTGGTAGTGCCGAAAATCAAAAGATGATTAAAGGTAACATTGTAACCGAATTAGGTGTTGCTGGTACAGCTGTAGACTATAGTAATGGTAGTGCTACCAAAGGTGCTAATAAAAGTCCAGTTAAAGCTGTAGCTGGTCAAGGTAATGCTGGTATGACATTAGAGCAGGGTTATAAAGCTGGTAGAGATGCCATTATAAAGAACTCTGGTAAAGATGTAGCTGCTGGTCAAAAACGTGAATATGAAGATTCATTAGCATCTACTGCTGATATGGCAGCAGCATCAAACTTTAATGCTTATAATATCAATATCAATGAATTTGAAACATCTCAGTTATATCGTGTATTTGGTATGCCTTACCAATGGATGGATATAGCAGATAGACGTATTCCTGGTACTGATATAGGTAGAACTTTTGGTGCTAAAATAGCATCTAAGATACCATTATTGATTATGACACCAGGGTTACCAGAATTCTTAGCAGGATATTCTAGTAAAGAAAAGAATGCTTTGATTCAAAAACTATCTGGTGGTGCTGATGGTATATCCTTACAGTCATTAGCTGATGGTATAGTTGGTAAGGGTAAAGAAACCAAGTATTACCAATTACGTTTTGCTAAGAAAGAGTATTTTACTTATGTAAATGCTATGACTAATGCATTAGCAGCTTACTTAGGTATATCTGATGAAGATTCACCTTATGGTGGTAAGATTGGTAATTTTGATTGGTCTACTTTAACGTCTACATCTTCATTGTCAAAACAGTTATCTTATTATGGTGCTGTAGCATTCTATCTAAACTCAGAAACATCTATTTCTGAATCTTTTAGTAATGATACAACTCAATCACAATTAGCATCTAAAGTTAATGAGATGTCTGGTATGGTTAGAGAGCTACAATTCATTACTGGTTTAACTAATATCTCATTCTATGATAATGCTAATACTAGTAGTGGTAATGTAATCAATAATACTGCATCAGATAGTAAAAATGCTGGTGATAGCATGTTTGGTAGCTTTGGTACTTTCATTGATAACTTAAAGACTGGTGCTAAAACTGTATTTGCTGGTGGTAAGCTAGTATTCCCAGAAATATGGTCAGACTCCAGCCATAGTGTAAGTTATACAGTTAATCTTAAATTAACTACACCTGACTTTGATAAATATAGTTGGTTCCTAAATATAGGTGCACCACTTATTCATCTAATATGTATGGCAGCTCCAAGACAAATGGGTGCTAATGGTTATGCATCCCCATTCTTAGTCAGAGCGTTCTATAAAGGGTTCTTTAGTATAGACAGTGGTATGATTGGTTCATTATCTATTACTAAGGGTACTGATGGTGGATGGACTATTGATGGTTTACCAACAGTAGTTGAAGTATCTATGGATATCAAAGATTTATATCATAGTATGAACATCATTGCTCCTGATGTAATAGGTGATTTATCTGGTAATCTATCTATGGAAAGTTCATTAAAGAATGTAAATGCTTTAACTTACCTAGCTAATATGGCTGGTGTAAATATTAACCAAACAGATATTGGTCGTGCATTTAGATTATCATACTGGTCTATCAAAGGACAAGCTACACAGTTATTATCTAATGGTCCAATGCAAGCATTAACTCAAACTGTAATGAATAGAATAATGCATATGTATAATTAGTTTAATATAAGAACAAAAACATCCCGATAAGACCATAAGTGTCTTATCGGGGTTTTTATTCACAGAAAGGAGGATACTTATAGCATGAAACGTAAAACAAGACATGAGAAGCTCTTACAATATGAAGAGAAATATGGAGAAATACCTAGTGGCCACTATGATAGATTGCAATATATCTCTAATGAACTAGGTATTAGTAATAAACAACAAGCTGAGATTATGGAAGCATATCATAATGCTATAGATAGCACACAATATAGCCATATTAGAGTTATACTATATGAGGAACCTGAGGGCGCACCAAGACCTAGGTTCCAATTAGTTAATAGATATAACTTAGCAAATGCTGCTTTAAGTAATGGATCTTTTGTTAAAGTATATTCACCAACTGGGTTAGAAGATAATAGTAGTATGCGTCGTATGATTGACTCTGGTGAGTTAAACCAAATACAACAAATGCTATACACTCCAACTATAGTTGAGTTTAATGCTTATCTTAAAACACCACAATATTTTAATAAGAAAGAAACTGCATTAGCTGAAGTTGGTTTAATAAGACCCTTATCTAA